TCCTCCAGCATCAATTATCTCACCACCACCATATACGGTTGTGGGTGTACCTCCATCAACATTTTGATATATGGGTCCTGTTGGTCCGGTGGGTCCAACAACTCCTTGTGATCCAGTGGGTCCGGTAACACCTTGAGGTCCTGTTGGCCCAAGTGGACCAGTCGGTCCAGTGGGTCCGACAGCCACATTTGTTTTTAAACGCCAGGTGCTTCCATTCCAATACCAAATATGTGTTCCAGAGGAGGTCTCGTCTCCAACTTGCGGGTTATCTGGAAAGTCAATTGGCATGCAATAATTGTATAGATTAAGTTAAGAAATGTTTGGCTATAGCAATACTAGCTAATATTGTCCACCCAATGTTGAAATAAATGATGGTAGGCAGGGTCTTTAGGGTAGAGGTTAAAACCAAGGTTAGACTTGAAATAAGAGCAAAAACGTAGAGCCACCAAAACTGGACCCCAAATAGAAGCCCTGGGAAGATAATAATAAGCTTGGTTGAAAACGCCCAAAACTCTATTATATTTACCCTAGTCCAGTATGCCCTAGTACCTAGCTGTTGAGAGACTTTCCATATCTCTTTAGGCTTCATTATATTTAGTCTTTAAATACTCATACAAAGTAGGAGCAAGGGCCGCTTCGGTTTCCCATTTTGACTTAAACAACAGTACGTTTTTATCAAACTCTTTTAATACAGGGTCTAAAGTGTTCGTTTTTAATACAGGATTATCTACAAATTCTAAAACATTATAAATATAAAACTGCATTCCAGTAGCAATACAGTTAATTCCTCCAGTTAATTCATGAGATCCAGATGTTAGCTTTAACTTTGCAAGCTCGTAAAATCCAGATAGTTGTGCTACATCAACATTTTGCATATCTTTAAACATCTTATTAGTTATATCTTTCCAATACTGAGTGTCTATTCTGTGGCTTAATGCATAATGCAAAGACACAAACTGTGCAAAAGAATCAAACATTATCTTGCATCCTACGTTGTATACATCTCTATCCCACTGAGAAACAGATCCTCTATTTAAAGCATCTACTAACTTGAACAAGAATTGATGAATTGTAAATAATCCATTACTTTCTAAAGGTTCGATAAACCCACCAGATAAACCAATTGCAACTACATTCTTAACAAATAGTCTTTCTGAAAGACCTATTCTCATCTTAATATCTTTAAACTCTAAAGAATCTACTTGTTCTTGAGTTCTTGGAATAACCATTTTGTCTGACATTAAGTAGGTTTTATATTGTTCTTTAGCCTCCTCTGGTGTTATATATTTATCACTGTAGACATATCCAGTTCCAAGCCTTGACCACAAAGGTATGTTCCAGCACCAACCATTTTCTATAGCAGTGCAGTTAGTAAAAGGTTCTAGTTCTTTTTCTTTATCTACATAAGGAACTTGTGCTGCCCAAGCTCTATTATTTGGTAGTATGTGATCGTAAGAAACAAAAGGAACCTCTAAGGCTCCATTTAATAAAAGGCTTTTCCAACCAGTACAATCTACGTACAAATCAGCTGTTACTGAATCTCCATTATCTAAAACTAAGTTAGCAACGCCAGACTCATCAGTATTTACATTAATTACTTCAGCGGATATGTGTTTAACTCCGCGAGGTTTAGAGTATCTATCCTTTAACCAAGCACCAAATTTAGTAGCATCAAAATGGTACACAGCATTTATTTCTGGGTAATATCCATCGAGAATGCCTTTTTCATTTAAACTAAACTTATTGTTGTCTACTAATGACATAACAGACCAGTATGTTCTACAGTAATCTTCTATTGGTAGGTCTTTTTCTTTACCCTTTTTGTATTGCCATACTTTTAATACTTGTTCGTGAGATATTGGAGGGTTAGGCCCAAAGTGACCAGTAAAAGGTATTCCAAATGGGTAGTGAAAAGAACCTGAGTCTTTGTCATAAAAGTCAGTAAACTTAATACTTAATTTGTATGAAGCATCTGTGTACTCCATAAAATCATCTTCATTTATACCTAAAGCATGTGTCCAGGTTTTTAAACCACCAATAGTGCTTTCGCCCACTCCTACAATAGGAACATTTGGGCTTTCAATTACAACAATCTCTTTTTCAGGATAGAACTTTATTAAAGTAGATGCAGTCATCCAACCAGCGGACCCACCACCAACAATAACAATCTTATTTACGTTTTTAATCACAAGTTAAAGCCCTTTGAAGTAGAGGAGTAGTGCTACACCATAAGTATAGCACTATTAGACGTATTAAAGCCCTAGCGGATTATAGTTAGGATCTGGTGGAGTAGGTAAAGTAAAACTACCAAATTCGTCTACTGTGTCTGGTAAATCTCTCAATAACTGTCTGTAAGCTGCCCAAGCTTGTTTTTGTTCTGTTGAAAGTGCAACATCTGGGTTCTGCGTCCAATCAGAGTAAAACAATAATGAATTTCTTTGTTCTCTAGCCTTGTCAAGACCTGAGTTATAAGACAATTCTTTATACATTAAAGTAATAGCTTGAGCAGACATAGCTTCAACTTGTCCGTTTACTAATCTAAAGAATTTGTTATCTACATTATTTAAATTAGTGTCAAACCAACCTGTTGAGTTTTCTTCGTCTAATCCTAAACGAATTTGAGTCTGATTTCCGTTTTCATCAAACTTTACATAATAGTTAGTCATTGTTTTTCCTTATCTGTTTCCGTAGAGCTCAGCCGCTCTATTCCAAATCTTGTAAACAACGTCGCTAGAAGTGCTATATGTGTTTTCAGAAGGATTTGAGAAGGTATGAGCAGTAAATAACATACGATGGTCTGGTTGGATCCAATGTGCGCCGCCGTAGTTAGCACCAAACGTGTCTTCTAATCTATAGAAACCGTTACCAGACATAACTTTCTTTAATTCAGAACCATTAGTCCAGTAATGCATTGTGTTATTTAATTGAAAAACAAAAGTAGTTTGTGGTGGAATTGATATTGTTCCAGACATGGTTCTACCACCACCGTTATTACCAGTCATGTTAGATAAAGTAGTCCAAGATCCACCTGTTGCAGCTGCGTACGATCCATTAGCGTTTGGTTGCCAACAGATTAATGAGCTTCCATCGTGGCCAGAGTTCCAATGTTGCGTGTGTTGTGCGTATACTGTAACGTTGTAAGCGGTAGTTGGGTGGTAGTTTCTAAGGTACATTTGTCGGTATCCAATAGAGTTGTATCCTTGGCCATGGGGATGCCCAACATGTTGGGTATCAATATAACCAACACTTCGAGAGCCAGCATACTGAATTTGTCTAATTGTGCTTTGATTCCAGTTCTCTAACCCACCATCTGCGTGTCCGTCATTATTTAAACGAATATCGTTTAAGCACCACCAGAAAGCACGAGGATGATCGTTTCCATTAGCCATGTAAGTATGAAAAGACGTCCAAATGTTGTCTGAGCCAGCCCAAGAGGTCCATTGTGTGTTTTGGCGCTCATGGATTGTCCAAATAGTTGGAATGCTGTATGGGAAACGGCTACCATCGGTTACTTCTTTCCAAAGACCGCCTTGATCAAGGCCGTTTTCTCCAAAAGCTCTTGATACTTCTAGACTTAGATTTGCCATTTTATAGTGTTACCCTCCAGCCATAGGTGTCATTGCTGAACACAAGTTTTACAGATCCGTTGTTCACATCGAACACCATGTCCTCTGCCTTTCCTTGAATAAGTTTACCATTTCTCATAATCTTTGGCTTGGTAGCAAAGGATCCAGCTGTTCCGCCAATATCTGTAATGATAACGGTAGCTCCTGTAGTTGGGGATGCAGGAAGTGTTAACTCCATTGCATTTGAGAACACTACGAAGTATAAGCCAGAAGCAACGCTTGTTCCTTCTGTAGTGTTAACGCTTCGTGCTACTAGAGTTTGGCTTGTAGTAATGATATTTGGAACAATCATTGCAGCCTGTTGGCTCATAGCCATTAATGGACCCCATGGGTCTTTGTCCAAAATAACGTTTCTTGCTTCAAGAGTATCTACGTTTAGAGAGTTTCTAGTGTAGGTAGTTCCAGGAACTGAGAAGTCAATTGTGGTTGTTGGTTTTTCAGACAAACCACCAAGTAAATACCACTTTTGGTTAGCTTGGTTACGGGCTAAACCTGTGTATTGTCCACGTAACGGATCTGTTACTAAAGAGTTTCCAGTAAAGCCATTAATTGCGTAGCTACCATAACTTGGGTAGGAAGCTGTCGCTGTACCTGAAGACGAAGTTTCAGTAACGTCTGATAGTGCTTGAGCATAAGAAATAGTAGTTGAAGTAACTGCTGAAATTGTATGTGTACCATCAAAGGTTCCAGATACTCCATTTACAACAATTGATTGTCCAGGTACAAAAGTATGTGCTGCTGTTGTTGTAAGAGTAGCAACACCACTTGTACGATTACGGCTATTAATAGAGGCTGAAACTGAAGTAGTCAAGTTTGTTGATGGGATATCATCAAGAGATCTATTGTATGAAATAGAGTATGGAGCAGTCATACTTCTAGCAGTAATGGTGCGAATACCATTTAGTTGTGAAGTTACACCAGCAATAGTTACGGATGAGCCTACAGTTGCTTGTGGTGTATCGTTGATTACCAAAGTAACAACACCGTTAGTTAATGAGTAACTTAAAACGTTTGGATATACACGACTTGGAGCGGTAGTTACTTCATCTGGAATTGCTCGGTTATAACGGAAGCTTGTAGGAGTTGGTACTTCAGTAATTGTGTAGGTACCGTTGTAAACGTTTGGCAAGCTTACTCGTTGTACTAAACCTGATACAGGAGATGGCGCTACGTTAGTTGTAGATGCTACTGTAAAGCTTATAGTAGTGGATGTTACAGCTGTAATTGTTTGAGTTCCGTTTACATCAGCAGCTACACCACTTACAGAAATGCTGTTTCCTACAGAAAGGTTATGTGGGACTGAGGTAGTAATCTTTGCATTGGTATTGTTAGTTATTTCATAAACAATTACTACTGTTAGACCAGCAAGGTCATCAACGTTTGAAACTACAACAGAGTCGTTTACTTCGTATGAGTGGGCAGTAAGAGTATTAAGAGTAGCTACACCATTAGATGCAGTTCTAAATGTTACAGTGCCTGGAAGAGTGAGGGTTCTTTGTGAACGAGACTCACCTAAGAATGCGAAGGTTAAACCGTCACCAGTTGGGTTGCCAGTTGCAACGAAAACTATCGGGCTAACAACAGCCAAGTTATCAGTTTCAACGGTTGTTCCTGAACCACCGAATGTAATAGTACCGGTAATATTAACAGCACCAGCAATATTCATATCACCTTGTACACCGACACCACCAACGATAGTTAGAGCACCAGTTGTAGGTGATACAGAAGGTGTGGCAATTTCAATGTGTACGTTTTGATTTGGAGTAATGGACATTTGTTCATTACCGGTACCTAGTCCTCCAGCACCAAAGATAATCTTGTTGTCTGTACCTGTATTATCAGTTGCAATAACCAAGTTACCTGAACCGGTTGTGCCATCTGGAGCAGACATAAATATATAACCATCATGTGGTCCAGTTAAACCATAAGTTGGGTCGTTGAATGATAGGTTAGTGATACCCATATCAATCCAACCAGTTTCGTCATCTCCTTCTTTTGCGTATGCTAGGTAATCTGCAGATGAGCTAAATCCGCTTCCAAGGTTAACAATTGCATTTTGTACGAAGTTAATGTCGTTACCGGCAGCAATAACAATTGCGTTTGTTAGCCCTGCGTCTGTTTCGTATTGGGTAGCACCAGCACCTACAGGAAGCTTAGTTACACCTTGTAGGTCAACGTTACCAATAACAGTTAGGTCACCTGCAATGTATTGATCACCTGTAATACCAACGCCACCTACAACAGTTAGAGCACCAGTTGTGGCGCTTGTTGAAACCGTAGCAATTTCAATATGAACGTTTTCATCTGGTGTAATAGACATTTGCTCAGTACCAGAAGCAAATCCACCAGCTGCAAAGATAATCTTGTTGTCGGTACCAGTTGCGTCGGTAGCAATAACAAAGTTACCTGTTCCTGCAGGTCGCCAAACTTCTTTATCAGTCCCGGTAATAGCAGTGCTTGAAGCAGAAGTAGTTGCTGTTCCAAAAGAGAAAGTATTAGTAGTTACAGCTGTAAGTTCACGCAGTCCATCGTATGCAGAGTCACCAATAGATACAATAACTTCATCACCTTGAGCGTATCCATGGGCTGTGCTTGTTGTTAATGTTGCAAGGTTAGTTACAACTACTTTATTAGTAACAAGTTTCTTATCTGATTTAGCGGCAGATGAAAATATATAACCTTCTTCAGGACCAGTAATTCCATACTGTTCAGATACAAACTGTTTTCCGGTAATACCTAGATCTACGAAACCAGAATCGTTATCTCCATCATTTGCATAAGCAATAAAGTCAGCAGAGGTTTCTGTTCCAGTTCCAATGTTTGCTAAAGCTAACTGAACAAATGAAGTAGAGTCTTGTACGAACACACCAGCAGTGTCTGTTAAACCAGCATCTGCTTCAAAGTCTGCTGCGTCAGTTCCATCACCAAAACGAAGAGCAACAATATCTCTTTCAAATGATGCTTCAGAACCATCTGTAGTAAGTACGTATCCAGCTTTACCACCTTGTGCTGGTAGAAGACCGGTAGCACCTTTAGCTAAGATATCCCAATCGTTTTCATTGTCTGCAAGGTACTGACCAGATGTAAAGTCTTTGTTAGCAATGCGTGCGTTTTCACCATCAGTGATTACGTCACCTTCTAGATACACAGTTGTAGCAGCCCAAGCTCCACGATAACGGATACCGGAGTTATATTTTGTCCATTTACCGGCAGCTAAATCGGTAGCAAATGAAGCAGAAGATGCATGGAATAGACTTGTAATAAAGGTGTTACCGCCACGTAGAACCACGTCACCGCTGTAGTACTGTGTGCTTGGAGCCCAATCACCACGAGTTGTAATACCAGATGTAAGAACTTGCCAGTATGTTGTGTTAGTTACAGCATTTCCAGTAGATGGAGTGTCATACTTGTAGATGTAAACAGTAGAACCGTCTACAACAATATCATTTTTATAATACTCAGTTGCAACGCTCCAAGTGCCTTGTGGTCCTAGGCCTTGTAGGTACTCTTCCCAATATAGTGTTTCTGTAGGAACATTTCCTTGGCTTTCAGCAATGCAACGATAATATGTGTTTCCATAAACAACTAATTGATTTGGTACATAAATTGTAGCTGGGTTATAAACACCAGTTGCGTCAACACCTTGGATAAAGGTATCCCAGTAAGATGTGTTGTTTGGTTTATTACCTGTTGAATCTTGTTTTGCTATGTAAGCATTACCGCCCCATACAACAATATCATTCTTTTGATAGTTTGCAGTATTTGAGTAAGAACCTTCGTATTGAATACCATCTGCAAATGGTGACCATTTAGCGGCATTTGGAGGAGTGTTACCAATTGTATCGGCAATACAAATATAAACTTTACCACCATGAGCAACACCATCACCTACACGATAGTTTGCTGCATTGTTATACACACCTTGGAACTTAATACCTTCAACAAGGAGTGTCCAAAAGTTATTATTAGTTGGAAGATTACCAACTGTTGCTAATGTGTAAACATATAGATATACGTTACCGCCGTACTTTACGACGTCATTTAATTCATACTCTGTTGTGCTGGACCATTGTCCTGCAAAGTGAAAACGAAGTTTACCTAAGTCAATCAGTTGAGCCATTTACCTTACCTCCACGAGCAGGTGCCCATTGTTGTCGTTCCAATCAAAACTTAGTGACTTCTGAGTCCAGATCCACTGACGATAATCAAGGTCATTGATTACATCTTCTTTTGGAAGACTTACTGGGTCGTCTCCGCTAAGTATCTCAAGAATAAGCTTTCCTGTATCTTTATAATATCTAAAACCATAGAAAACTTTATTGGCAACGTCATCTATTGTAGAGACTTCTCCAATAATGGTTGAATTGTTAGTTAAATCCTGAGGTTTAGCAAACCCTGGCATTATTCTCCCTAACTAGCCTTGATCGATTCCTTGTAAGTAATAGGCTATTCCTGCTGAGCCCGCTACCCACACTTCATCCCCTTGATTTAAAGCAAACCTAAAGGTTTCATAAGTATTGTATCCAGAGATACTTAAGTTGTAAGCAATTAATCCATAGTTATCTGAATCAGTTGTAATTGTAGGTCCACCAGGAATTACATAAACGTATACAGCACCTGTAGAACCGGTAGTATTAGTTGCAATAACAGATGCTACGTAATCAGAGTTAAGTGCTGCATACAAAAGATGACCGTATGTAGCAGCGTCTCCAAAATCAGATGCTGCTGGTTTTAAAACACCTAATCTTTGAATGCTTGGCACATTAAACTCCTAACCACCATGTAGTTGCTAAATCTGCACTTCCTCCACCGGAACCTGCAGGTCCTGTTGGACCTATTGGTCCTGTTGGTCCTGTTGCGCCTGGTGGTCCGTAAATTGGTCCTGCGTCATACCACTCTAAAGTGTCTATGCCAAAGAACCACAAGTGTCCACCATCAGATTCAACAATATAACCATCACCTGGTTCTGCATCTTCTGGTAGGTCATTAATGGTAGCAACAGTTCCATGTATTTGAATGGATAAGCCTTGAGAACCTGTTGGACCGGTTGCACCTTGCGGACCAGTCGGTCCTTGCTCTGATGCACCAATTTCAACCCAGAAGTTATCGTAATAAATAAAAGCAGAACCAGATATTGGATCAAACCAAGATTGTCCTTCATATCCATCTGGTGGAGTGCTTTGATAATAAGACCAAGCACCTTGCGGTCCTTGTGGACCCGTAGGGCCAGTTACACCTTGAATACCTTGTGATCCCGTTGGACCAGTAGGTCCAATCTCTCCTTGTTCACCTAATGATCCTTGTAAACCTTGTGGACCGGTTGGTCCAGTAGGCCCTGTTGCACCTGTTTCACCTTGGCTAACAAACAGTTCCCAATACGGGCTTCCTACATATGGAGGATAACCGGGATTGGCTTCACCAATTCTTATCCATAAAGATCCTGAGTAGTAAACAACTAAACCTGGACTGTAGTCGGCACCGTTGTTGTATGCACCAACAAAGTTGTAAGGTGCTGGACCAGTTGGCCCTGTTGGTCCAGTCTCTCCTTGAGGGCCTGTTGGACCTTGAATGTTTCCAACGTTTATCCAACTAGTAGTTGACTGACTCCAAACATATAAATCACCATCAACTAAATAACCATTACCTGCTGCTGGCTCTGTATATGGCTCCCACCCAAATCCACTTTCTGGTGCACCACCGACGACAAAAGCAGCAGGATTAAGAAGAATAAAAGGATTAGCTGTAGAACTGATATGTATAACTACGTCATATAATTGATAACTTTCACCACTACCCCAAGGTGTCCAAACACCACCAGGCTGGTCCGATTCAATTGGGTTTGCAGCAATAAGAGTTGCTTCATCTGGATATGAACCAAGGATTGTTACACCAGTTCCTTGTGCACCGGTAGGTCCTGTAGGACCAACTAAACCTTGTGTACCTGTAGGGCCCGTAGGGCCTTGTGGGCCGGTGTCTCCAGTAGGTCCAGGAATACCTTGTAAACCTGTTGCACCTTGTGCACCAGTTGGACCAATAGGCCCCGTTTCTCCTGTTGTACCAGTTAAACCAGTTGCACCTGTAGGACCGGATGGTCCTTGTATTCTTCCAGCATTTATCCATGTACTTGTATTTGTTGACCAAACATACAAGTCACCATTAACAATATAAGAATCACCAACATTACCAAATGGGTGAGCTGCAATTAACTCTGCATAACTAGCGTAAGAACCAATAATGGTTGTGCTAGTTCCAGCGGGACCAGTGTCACCTTTTGTCCCTTGTGGACCAGATGTTCCTTGTGGACCGGTTGGACCTGTTGGACCTTGTAAACCAATTCCACCTTCATCACCTTTGTAACCACGAGGACCAGTCGCTCCAGTAGCGCCAGTAGGGCCTGTTGCTCCAGTTGCTCCAACCGGACCTGCAGGACCGGTTGCACCTGTAGGACCAGACGCTCCCGTAGATCCAGTTGCACCAACAGGACCAGTTGGTCCTAATGTTGTGTTTCCAGGAATACTTACATAAACCGACGGTGGTGGGGTAACAATGATTTCATTAGACATTTGTTATTGAGATATTTCTCGTTCGGTGAAGACTTGACCTTTCATGTATGTTTGAACGAGTGTTGGGTCTGCAGTTGTTGTTGCTTGCAAATCCCAGAACGCACGAACTGGTAGATATTTGGTCTGAGTTGAAGTTAATTTAAGTTTAATCTTTCCTGCAGCAGCATCTGTTTTTGTAATATCAAACTCTGCCCATAGAGAAGGAGAGCTTGGATATGTTCTAACTTGAGCTTTAAACGTATAAGACGTAACATCAAATGGAAAGTCAAATATACCTTCCCAACTATCACCCTGATATAGAACGATGTCATAGATTGGAATGTTAGAAACAATAGGAGTACGACCAGTTAAATCACTAGCAATATATACACGCTCTGGTCGTCGAGAGTCGTCAATCTCCTGAGGTACATATATTGGGATAAGCTTGTTAGTAGTACGGCTGACTCTTCGCAGTTGACCAACTTCAATGCGCCATAGTCCTATGTTTAGAGCAGAGCATAGGGCCTTGTACTGCTCCATGCGTTGTTCTATTAATTGTATTAATTGGTGATAACGCTCAGACCTTGGAATTGTAACTCCGTCTGGAGCAAATATGTTGATGTCGTAAGCGGCATCTGTTGCCAGAGCCCATAAAGCCTCTATGGTAGAAAGAATAGTAAGTGGGTACTCTTCTACTGGCGGGAGGATAGCAACAGTCATTTGGCGACCAAAGCCATCAGTTCTATTAAAGGTATGCTGTTCAACGGCAATGTTTACAAAGTTTGTAATATCAGCATCGCTAAAGTATCTAAATACATTACCTACTACTGAGATGCTTGCGTTAAGGGCCGGGGCTGTAGCAAAGTGAACAACACCAAAGCTGGCTTCTATTGTGTATCCAGAAGGTTGGGCTATTGGGGTTCCATTAACAGTAACCAATAAAGTTGAGGTGTCTACTGGTTTTACGCCAAGAGTAAAGGACTTTGTGCTTCCGTCACCAATAAATGTCTTGGTGAACTGGCGGGGTTGGTCATTTAGTTCTGTGCGAACTTTAGCTACTAAATCAGCAATAACAGCCACTTTTACTCCTCAACATTCAACTATCTAATGATGACAAGATGTTGACAAAAAGTCAGCCTATAAAAACGAAAACAGCGGGCTTTTTGCCCGCTGCTCCGCTAAGAATAAGCCTTAAAGAACGTTTGCTAAATAACCCTTTTCCTTCAAGTGCTCAGCAACTTCTTTAGTTACTTCGTACTTTTGTCCAGCTCTAAAGCTGTAGGTGTTACCTGCTCCAAGAGTCATTGACTCGATGTTTTCAACCGTCCTAATAACTACGGTTGTCTCATTGTCTTTTGCTAATCTTTCAACCTTATCAACTACCACCGTTACGGGACGATTTGGTTTTGTAGCATCTAAGACTTCTGTTTCTAATTTGATTTGAGCTTCAGCGGTAGCCATTGACATTTCATTGGCTCTATTTTGCTGTTCTTCAATAAACTGCTCAGCGAGAGCTTCTCTTTGACGACCAGTAAAGTCGTTTGGTTTTGATTGTCTTGCCATTTGTATCCTCCGGTTTAATGACTGAATGTTTGTGTTGGGCGGGGAGTTTCAAGGCTCCCCGCCTCAACTTTCTTACTTATTAAATTGTTATTAGTTAGTTTCTGCAATAACAACAGCTTGATCAGTGATTAGACCAAGACCGAAGATTGAGTACCAAGCTAATGCATGCTCACGACCGAAGTCTAGAATACCACCATCGCGGAGTTCTACTGGAAGTGAGATTGCGTGACCGAATGCGTTATCTCCAATGAAGATAGCGTCATAACGATCTGATCCACCGTTACCTGTGAATTCAGCTGGTGAAATGTATCCACCACCTGCAGTAACTGTTGGAGTTACAGCGGTATCAGCTGTGTATGAAGTACCAGCACCACCAGCAACCTTGCGAACTTGTGTTGTCTCGATGAATACTGTGTCGTATAGACGACCAATCTCACCAAGCATAAAGTTACCAGGTGCAGCGTACTTAGTTACTTCAATAAACTCAGCAGTATCGCGTAGTTTACGGCTTTGGTGTGGATGCACGAAAGCAACATAAGTCTCACCCAAACGTGGGATGTTCTTAGTTGATAGTGTCTCTGCTGCGTCCTTAACAGTGCGTGGTGTCAAGTTAAATGCACCTGTCATTGATGCACGGCTTGATCCATTTGTACCTGAAGCGTACTGGTTGAATGTACCAGTTCCGTTGGTAATAGTCGCCATTGTTGTGCGGTCTTCACCATAAATGGTTGAAGTTGCAGAGTAAAGTGTGTCACGGCTCAACTTATCTAGATAAAGAGCCATGTTGCGTCCTAGAAGACGTGAAGCTGATGCCATTACATCATCGAATGATGCATTTAGCAAAAGTTCAGAAACCGCAAGAGCATATCCGTGCTCTGATACGGTGATGCTGAACTGTTGTGCAGTCAGCGCATTAGTTTGCATACGAACACCCTCGACAAGCGCTGATGCGAAGCCTAGGTTGTTGTAACGCATGAAGTTGATTTGTAAACCAGGAGCAACACCAAGTTCAGTCTTCTTGACTGCAAATTGCTCAAAGCGAAGGATAGGCATAGCCTGGAAAAGGATTTCCTTTGACCAGATTGTCTGGATCGCTTGAGTTAACTGTGTGTTGGTACCTGAGTAGGCTGTAGGGGCTGCGGCAAGATTGCCTGTACCCGTAATACCAGATGCCATTTAGTTATTTCTCCTTATTTGGAATTGGGGGGTTTTTAATTACCCGAACAGTCCCTTTGAACGCCCTTGAGCTTGTGGGCTCAACAAACGTTGGCGGTACTTAGCGTATTCATTCATCGGCATAGCTGAAATCTCTTCAGCTGTTAACGTTCTTTGCTCCGAGTTAGTTTCCAACGGTCCGGCTGACGGAGACGTAATTCTTGTTCCCGTCATTTCTTTCCGAGCATTCTGCATTGCAGATTGCGCAGATTCTAGAATTCGTGCAGAGCGTTCTTTCAAACCTTCGATGCTTGAGTCGACCTCTTCTTTGGTATTACCGCTGACTAGATCTAACAACTCAGGAATGATAGTCTCGCGCTCTTCGTCTAATCGATTTTGTCGATAAGACTGTAGATCAGCGAAGTTTCTTTCACGTTCCAGAAGAGCGAAGGCGCGTTCACGTTCTTGACGCTCACGCTCCAACTGCTCTTGCCAATCTGCTTCTTTCTTTTGAAGCAACTGGCGAACATCCATGTCGGCTTCCAAGGCTTCTTGTTCTAAAGTTGCCTTTTTAGCTTCCTCTTCAGCTACACGTAAAGCTTCTGCTTCACGGTCTTTCTTTAAAGAGTCTAGTTCTTCTTTTAGTTTCTCTATCTGAGGATAAAGCTTTTCTTTTTCTTGGCTACGAACTTTAGCCAAGTCATCCTCGGTGTAAAACTTAGAAGAGTTCTTAGGAGTTGGTGCGTCAGCGACAAGTGTCTCTGAACCTGCACTTTCAACAACTGGAACTACTCCTGCTTCGGCTGCAAAAGCCTCAGCACTTGCTGATGTTGTTTCCATATATATCCTTTACATTCTCTGGGTCGTTATCCGATATGTGAGCACAAATGACCAAACGTTGTTTATATTCTTACGACTTTATACTAATTTGTCAGCGTAAACGCTTACTTTTCGTATTCTGTAGGTACTCTCCTTGTCGGTAGTACTGTGCCGTAAGCCTCGGTTACTAACTTGTTTCTTAAGTCAGCCTCACCCATATCTGCTTGCATTAGGGCGTCATCAATTTGCGCAACAGGTTGTCCCATTAAGTCTTCGCCGTCTGGACCTTTAACTCCGGTCGCTGGGACTGCTCCACCTTTTCCATCTGGAGATGGGACGGTTCCTGTTAAATCTGCGATTTCTTGTTCAATCTGTGTTTGTAGAAGTTTTAACGCACCATCAGCAGTTGCGTCATCAAGCAACTCTTGACGAATCTCTTCTAGTTTCTCTGCTGGGAATTCTTCACCTAATGTACGCAAAGCGCCTTCTTTTGATTCAAGACCAAGGGAGAGCATTGACTGAACTTCGTTTAATGCAATTAACTTGTCTAATGGCAGAGGTTGTGGAAATTGTACATAGGTACGGTAGGTTAGAGGGTCATTTGGATCTAAGCGATCTAACTGACCTTTCTTTAACTTAGGGTTAGTTGTAGGATCCCAAACAAGTGTTTCTGGTTCTTTTACTGCAAGGCTTAAAATGATAAGTTCATTAATGCGCTCTAAACCACGGGCATACTGAACAATCTTTTGATGGTAACGGTTCATCAAAGGTTGGAACTGAATAGACAGCGCCACACCCGATGTATTAGAGATTGGTTGGGCTTGTCCAAGAGCAGTCTCAGGAACACCAATCATTTCGTGCATTGACTTCTTAAGAGTAGCTAAGAAGTCCATAGCTCCTTTTAGACCCTGACCGCCACCTTCTAAGTTTTCAACTCTAGCGTCTTTAGGTAGACCACCCCATACTTTATTAGCACCCTTTTCTAGTTGTGATGCTTTCGCTCCAATGATGACAGTAACCGGCGCGGCATGGTAATTAACGATATCAGCAATGTCAGTAGCAGTTTCATTGTAAGAGCGGTTAAGAGAAATGATGTCATGACAATCACTAAGGCCCCAAGGAGAACCGCTGACACGCACATTTGGAATATGAACAATGGGAATAGTACCAAGCGGATTAGGACGTGAATCGATGAGTTCATCATTAATGTACTCTTCAATAACGTCATCAGTTAGGATTTCTGTATAGGTGAATACTTGACGAGTGCCTTCAAGCGAAGTACCCCAGAAACGATACTTAAGCTTAAAGCGAATAAGACGTTCACGATCGTGAGGATGAAACTCTGGGAAACAAAAGGAAGAATTAAGAGGAAGGATACGCACACGACCAGGATGTTGACGGCCGGCTGGATCAACCCAAGCTTCTTCATAAGCAACCTTTATAAAACAATCTCCTGAAACAGCGCCTTGCTGTCCCATTTCCCAAAGTACTGTTGCTTTATTATTGTCTACTTCCCATACTCTTTCAAGTAGGTCTGGAACAATTGCTTCAGTTTCTCTTGGAGATCTGAATCCTACACCTTTACTGAATGTAAAGTTAATAACAAAGTCTGTGAAAGCGCGATAATAATTAAACGCCATTTGAGACTCACCAACTTGACGTCGGTAAGAATAATGATGTCCTAGGTACATAGCCCAGTTTAATGAATAACGGTTTAAACGAGGACCGTGGACCTCAAACTCTTCATCTGCTAACTCCACTAAACCTAATGGAGATATTGAAATAGTTAAATCGGATGACGCTGCCCTATACGAAGGGGGTGAGAAATCTATAGAGCTCACCTAGTAATTCCTCTCATCCAAAAACACTGTCAAATCCTACCACCTAAAGTGGTTATTTTGATTTAGTCACTGGCTTAGTGACGTTCTTTTTAACATCTCTAACGATGCGTTTTTTACTTTCTTTTTCTTTCTTTTCCTTAACCTCTTCAGCAACGTCTCTATTTCTTGGATCAATCTCTTTTCTAGATGAAACAAACTTTCCACCCATTTGTGTGTAATGAGTGCGGATCCAGTGAGCAGATGCTGGGGATTGCTTTGAGAATCTAGATTTAGATTGTGCTCTAACCATATTCCAAAGTCGAGGATTGGCAGGGTATTCTTGACCCTCGTCCTCTTTTACTTCTTTACCTTTAATTAATGCCATGAAGATTCCTTATAAAAGTTTCTCGCCCCCGCCACGTATCTTACCGTAAAACGGGGGTGAGACTCTTTTAGTAAATTAGTCCTGTACGATTGATGGGTTTGAACGAGCTTGACGAGATCCATCACGGAATTCTCTTTCAAACTTGTTGTCACCGTGATCAGCAAAGCCACCTTTTGAGAATTCACCTAACATTGCAGGTGCTTCTACCCATGCTGCAGAACCTACGTGAGCACGCTCACGCATTGTTTCTTCAGCTGGCTTTGTGTGTACAGCTTTATTTCTGTTTGGGCGGCCCGCTGCAGGTTCATAACCTTGCATTGCACCGGTTTCAAACTCTTGAGGGACGTCTGTGTCTGTTGCTACGCCTTCCTCAAAACGCAATGGTCCACGTTGTCCTGGGACAGCGCCTGCCATTTTACGATCGTATACGTTGCCAACACGCTCAGGAAGCTGAGGTGCTGGACCGATTGTTGATTCAGCCATTAATGACTCCTTATAAATTGAGATTGAGGACCTCAAGTACAGTGTTCTAGTTTTTCCCCCAAATGTCAGTATAAAGTATACTTTATTTATAAAATGGGGATGACGTAACCTCAATACTAGGCATTGTCATATCCATAGTTAAAACGGCTGCTATAGCTAGGCTATCTGCATAATCATCATGAGCATGCGCTTCTTCTGGGGCATGGGCTAAGAAGTTAGGACCTTGGAACTTAGTCTCAAGGTCAGACATCTGTTGGTAGAACCTCTTCCATGTTCTTAATCTTCTAGTCTTAGCGTGAGCAGGCCACCCAATCATCTTTCTATCAATTAGAGCCTTTAAGTGCTTCCAACGCTTTGATTGCGCTGATTGACTACTCTCTAAAGCATGTACTTCTGAACCAGGTAATAGAATCTTTAATCGTTGGGCTACTGCGTCACCCACACCATTAGCATCTACACCAACAGACAAAACATCATAGTTACTTAAGAAAGTAGTAATCTGGAAATACTGGTCTTCCCAGTCATCTCCTTGTATCTCTAACCAGTTTAAAACTCTATGGTCAAAATAACCAAACTCGTCAGGCCTATCCCAATCTACCCAAAGAACAGTGACTACTGTAGAGTCTATTTTTCTCGCAGGATCTATGCCAACTACTACCGGGGAACGATGCCAAGCCTTTACTACTTCTTGTGAGGTGTCACCTAAGTCATCTAATATAGATGAGGTAACGAACATACCTCTTTCAAGGAGCCACTTACAGCAATAAGACATTTGGAACTCGTCTGAGTCCTCTCCAATACGGAGCATTTCTTTTCTTATAAACTTACCGTAGTTTTCATTTACTTTAGCTACTTCTCGCCAATCCCATTCAAAGTGGTTTTGTCGTATGCCTCTACTAGTCTGTCTACGTTTGTTTAATTGAATAGATCGATAAAAGTTATTCTTGCTGGTAGTTGGGGTTCCGGTTTTAACCATAGTTCCTGAATAGTATGCAAGCATAGGTGAGATAGACTTAGATACAACAAAGTCATCCGCCTCTTGGCACTCATCAATAACTACTAAATGGAAAGACTTAGATTCAATCTTTGCTCGTGGGTTTGCGGTCATCATCATTAAAGTAGAACCTGAGTTTTTAAGTTTAATCTGTCGCGTAACTCCTGGCACTTTACCTAAGGAGTCATCAATCTCTGGATCCCCTAGAATCTCTAAAGCACGCTCGCTAGTAAGCCTACTAATCGTTCTACCAAACAGCGTTTCTACTTGGCCCTCAACAGGTGCAAACATGCCTACCCATAAGCCGTCCTTAAACTTACCTAAAAGATCTGGATACATCTTTGCAAGTCTTGGCAATAAAACCATTAATGTAGCAACAGTATTAGCAATAGTTTCTGATTTACCTGACTGACGTGCAGCAAGCGCAGTTATCTCTTCACCATCATTAATAATTATAGATTCCATTATTCTTCTTGATAATGGCTCTTGGTATGGGTGCAGCTCATGACCAACTAATGCGGTCATAAAGGTAACGCATCGATCTACTAACTTTTTAACGAACTCTTTAGAGAGCTCGTCTAACTCTTCTACCTCTTCTTCTAAAAGGGGTACTTCATCTTCTAGTAGCTCATCTTCTTCGTAGAATACTTGTTCTGACATATAGTCCTAGTCTAGGTTAAAACGGAAAGCCTGGGTATGCAACCCAGGCTGGCCGCTGCCACACGGGAGAGAAGGAAGAGAGGCAGGTAAAGTATAGTACATAAAGTTTAAAATCTATAAAGTGGTTGTCTTTCTTCTATGGATCTCATAGACAACTGCATGTAGTACTTCTGCTCCATTTAAAGCTTCATCTAAATAGGCTTTTTGATCTGATTTAGCAAAACCAGAAAGGTTACGACTTACCTCAGTTAAAGCCTGATCTATCCACATTTCTAAGTCCGCTGTTGGTATCTTAGAAACCCTTTTTGCAATCTTATTTGAAAATGGTCTTTCTTGTGGTTTACTTTTAAAAGGCTTCATCGTAACTTCCTTTATCTGGAGTCCACGCTGTCCTAGCTCGTAATGCCTTTTCCATTAACAAATCTATATCTTCATCTGTTAATAGTCTAGGGTCAGCTACCGTTTTAAATAAGATTCCTAAGTAAATGCCATTGTTTGTGTAGGGCATTCTAAATACAAGACATTTGCCATGTCTGTATGGCATTTCAGTTTCTTGAGTTGTGCCTTTTTCAATTACTGGTAAAAACTTCTTATGCCAGTACTTAAGAGTTCCGCCGTATAGTGGTCCGAATGTTACCAAGAGTTATTCCATCTCCTTAGAAAGGGTTTCCATAAACCCTTTAACTTTCTGTATTCTAGCGGATATTGTGGCTTGATGGTTCAACTGAACCCTATATGAGCGCTCCATGCTTTTAACCTCAGCTGGGCCCATATCATTCCATGAGTCTAAACCAGAAGATCTTAAGTACTTACCTGTTGAGTCACTGCCCTTTAGGCCATTCCACATATCCTCAGACACGCCTCGGTATTCCCACCAAGTGTTATCTCGAAATACAACTGTTAAAGTCTTTGAGTCTCGTTCGTATCCTATAGACAAAGCCCTAGGACGTTTAAAGTTACTAGTTGGGGCATCTAGAGCTTCAACATCTTTTGGTTGAATGACCTCATAGTCCCCAGAGTCTTTTTCTGTATTACCTTGTATTTCATCTTTAAAGCCATCTATATCAGCTTTAGTTGGTGGAGCAGAGTCTGCCATTGATATCTTGGTAGGCAGACCCGCAACGCGCTCGCTCATACGCATTGTTAAATTTAAAACACGGTTTTCATTATCTAACCGTTGAGATACCTTTTTTACAGAAGGCTTTTTGTTTTTATTGTAATTCTTCGCCATCGAACTCTCCGCAGATGTGCTCTTCAGTTTGAGTGCTTAAAACCTTTTCCAAACAAGTGCCGCAAACTAACATTCTTACTTCAGAGAAGTTGTTTTGCGCAGTTGCCCCTTTTGGAAAGTTACTACCGTCTTCTGAAAATGCTGGTTCGTAATCTGATACAGATCTGGGTTCATCAAATAGTTCTTGAGGAAACGGTCCTTTAGGTTCTGTTACCGTTGAAGGTACCGGGTGAGGCTGTATAGCCTTCACCCGGATAAGCTTCATTATTCTTCCTCTGCTACTTTAGTTTCCTCTTTTGGCTCTTTCTTCGCAGACTTCTTAGCTGGTGTTGCTTCACGTAATGGGAAGTCACCACGAGCAGCACGATCTCTTAGCCATATAGGTAAACAAGTAGCACAATAATCAACTGGATTTACTCCAGGATCAGCGCATGTATAGTCCGCTTTGTTTTCGCAATTAACACATTTCATTTAATTGTTATTTCTTTTTTGCTTTCTTTGCTGCTTCAGCTGCTAGTTTCTTTCCAGCTTCTTTAGCAACAGTCTCTGCTACACGTCCGAAAGCAGGATCTTTCTTATTTACCCAACGAAGTGCTGTTGGGATAATTGAGGCCCATAGAGCGTTGGCAACTAATAGCCACTCTCCAGAACCAAATGCTAATGGGCTAGCGATTCCGCTAGTTTGAGTAACAATCATTACTGCACCGATTACCTGACCAAGCAGGTTACGTACATAGGATTCAATTGCGGCTTTATTCACTATATCTCCTTAGATTAATACTGAGAATACTCAGTAACTATACCACTACTTGCTGGGGCGGATGAAAGCTGATTGCTTGACCCGCTTACTGCATTCATACCTGCTTTAAAAGCCATTCCCTGAATTACACGTTTTCCGACTTTAGATCTAGCAGCACGAGTTGTAGCGGAAATTACACTAGGCCCGACAACTCGGGCAGCGGCTCCAACTGCAGCAGCAATAGGGATAGGCATGGTTATAGTGTGGCAAGGTCTGACGTAGATGTCAGCCTAATCCGCCGACTCTTTAACGTGTTGATTGAAACTACCACGTAATTCGGCTACATTTTCTTTAACTTCCATAAGATCAACCCGTAGCCAACCAATGTCTTTCTGTATTTGGTTGAGGGAGTCTTTCATTGATGAGCCTCCGTTGGGCTTCAATTCGGCTAATTCATTCTTTCGTATATCAGCTATCTCTTTACGTAAGAATGCTCTTGCTACCCAACCTATAACTCCAAGAGCTACAGCTAGGATTCCTATGATGTAGGTAACAATCTGTAATATATCGGCAGTAGACATTTGGTCTCCATTAAGTATCTAATTCGTATATTAGTATTTGTTTTCCGTATGTGAGACACGAATTCATAAATTATACGCTTAATTCAATGTTTTATGTCAGGTTAAACTAAATTAATTCTAATTGAACTTGACATAGGGTGTATCTCTAGTGTTGTCTAGGATATGCACCAACTGAAAAGGAGCAGAAATGCTAAATATCAGAAGGAGGTTCTCTGTCATGATGGTTGCAGCAATCCTTGCTGGACATTGCACACCAACGCTTGCGTTGGAAGCACCTATCGTGGAGAGTGCCCAAGGCGAAATCGCCAAGAATCCTTTAGAGCTATACGCTCTTAAGAAAAAGCTAACCGATGATGAGTTGGTTAACTTACTGCAAGTAGTCGGGTTTGAGGGAAAAGCCCTTAACATGGCTTATGCAGTTGCAAAAAAGGAGTCCAACGGACGCCCCACTGCGCATAATGATAATGTTAAAACTGGAGACAACTCCTACGGTATATTTCAGATAAATATGCTTGGAGAACTTGGAGAAAAACGTAGACAAAAGTATGGTTTGTCCAGCAACCGTGACTTATTCAATCCTGTCACTAATGCACAAATTGCTTACCACATGAGTCAAAAAGGTAAGATATGGACTGCATGGAAGGTGGCATATGGAAAAAACAATGGACCTCGGTTTGCGATGTTCTATAAGAGCATCCTTACAGACGTTTGTATTGCACCGTTAACCCCGCTTAAATCGGAGAATCGAAAGGACAACTTAATTTAATGAAGACCATAGCCCCGTATTTTGATGGAACCCAGTTGTGTGCCCAGACAGATCCGGAGCTCTTCTTCCCCTCTAGTCCTGTATTGACAGTTAAGCATAAACGTTTAACTAAACCAATATGCGATGCCTGTCACTTTAAGTCAGAGTGTTTAGATTACGCTTTGACCACTGATGTGTCTGGTATCTGGGCTAGTACGAGCGATAACGATAGGCGTTTAATACGTAGGAAGCGTGGCTTACCTGCACCGTCAACCGTTGGTTCACTAATAACTAAACTAGTGAGCTAAGCTTTTATAAATGCCAAAGGCCGGGATTTCTCCCGGCCTTTGTGCTTTAAAGGGTAGCTTATGAAGCTGCTGCCCAAGGTGTAACAGTAATTGTTGCTGTAGAAGCAACAGATGCTGCGCCTGCAGCAGTGCTCTGTGTCTTGATTGTTCCAGCAACACCAACTACAGAAGCAGTTTGTGCGGTTAAGCTAACTGCAGTAGTTGCAGTTGTTGCCACACTAAAGGTGTTTGTATCGTTAGCAGTAACTGTGTATGTGCCGTTAAGGGCTGCGTCATCACCTGTAAAGGCTGAAACAGTTACCTTAGTACCTACACCGTAGGCTGCACCTGCACCTGAAGCTGTAAATACTAGAGCTGTTGATCCAGATGTACGAGCTGCTGCAGTAACAGTCTTTGCAGCGTTTACAGCTGCTGATGCTGTTGTAATGTTAGCTGATTCATAACCAGCGTCACGAAGAGCATCAATAGCCAATGCTGTGGTTAGACCAAGAACACTTGGTACTGAGACATAAGCGGTTCCGCTTACGTATGCGCCATCGCCTGAAGCATTTGCTGGGAATCCAGCATAAGCAGCCTCAGCTACTGCGTGGTTTGAAAGTGTTGGGTTCAAGCGTGAGCTTGGGTATACAGTATATCCGCTCCATCCGTAGTTCTGTGAAGCGTTTGCCGCTACAGCTACAGTTGAAGGTGCGGTTGTGTAATCTGCCGTTGTTGTACGTTCGTCGTTTGGTTGCATTGGGAAGTTGCCCCATACAAAGTCAACGAATACGTTACCAGCGGTATCAAGAAGATTACCGTTGTTATTTGTTGCCATTATTTACCTTTTCTCTAGAGTGGGTATACGCCTGATCGGGGCGCCCTACTAGTATCTAAGAGGATTTAAGGTATGTCAGCGCTTATTGAAGGGTTTAAACAGCCTTTTTACAGAGGCTTTAAAGGAACGCCACTTAGCCTCTAACTTTCTTTCTATTTCAGCTTCACGAGTTTCTTGATAATGGTTTGACCCAAAGTAAGGTCCACTTACCTGTTTGTAGTGTTCATGTGGCGACATCATTACTTATAAGACTTTCTAGCCCACTTTAACTTCTTGTAGGCTCCGTAGAATGGAAACTCTTTAGGCCTGTACTCATCATGAGAGGCTGCGGTCCTTATTAGCTGTTGATCTCTTGGAAGTAGATCAATTTCACTTTTCCAGTTTAATCTTTGTATTGGTATTAATTGCAAAAATGGTGTGCCTTTAGGAACAACTCCACTATAACCCTTTTTAACAAAGAAGGGAATTCTTCCCGAAACGTGAGACATATCAGAATCTATTATGCCCGAAGTGCTAAGAAACGGCAGATCATACCTGTTCAGCGGTTGAGTGAATAAGACACTCCATCCATAAGGAGCCTCTACTCCCCAAATTGTATGCCAGTGAAAATGGGATTCATAATAACCCTCTGGATGATGAAACCCGGACATAGGAGGCCGTATATCAACAAACTGTTTAAACGAGTCTTCTAAAACAATAATTGTGCATCCGTTATCAGTAGATATTACCTCTATGTCACAAGGTAAAGTAAATAGATAACCAGAAGTCATTGCATCTGCAAATGGTACGCATGACTTAAAAGTAACGGGAGTATTGAGACCTTTTCTTTTATAGTCTACAAGATTATCTTTTGTAACACCCTTATCTAAAACCTTTGCTTCTCTATACCATTCTGGCAATGTTCTACTAGCGGGTATGGGTCTTAGTGTTTCATCAGTTAAGCATTGTTCCGCATATGCTGTAAACTTAAGCGTAACATCCATTAGTAGTCTTTTCGACGCAGCTTACCGCTAGTCTGTTGAAACCTGTCGGTCCAGTCAAACATAGTAACAGCTGAGTATTTAACCCCACTAGTAACTGGCATAGCTTGGTGTCTATATACATAATTTGATGGAAATAAGAAATGGTCTCCTCTTTCAGGTTTAACCTTTAGGTCAAACTCTTTAAACCATAGTTCTCCGCCTTCATAATCATCGTTTAAATATAAAACGGAAGACAGTACACAAGTAAATGTAGGACCGTGGTCAGGGTGAGTTTCAAACCACTGGCCTTCTCCGTACCTAATAAAGTTAATTACCTGCTGCCACTGACAATTAATATCGTGTAGCGGCTCATAATGAGCTTTGCATTTATGAATAATATCGTTTGTAATATTGTAGATTTCGGCTATATCTTTGTTTTTCGAGTTAGCGGGCCATACATCAAGTTTTCCTACTTTAAAGTCAACACAGTTTCTAATGTCATGTCGCTCTTGCTGATCTCCTACTTTTGCGGGAGACCACTGTCTAAAGTTAGTTTCAACCGACAGAGCGTCTTCTAGCATTTTTGGTAGGTCTATATCTTCAGGTATAGTGTTTTTATATAAGTAGATACCTGTAGCTAACTTTTCAAATTCGTATTCCATGGTTCCTCGATTCGTGTTCCGTGTAGTAGTTTTTACTTATTGTGCGATAGCATTGCCTCAGTAAAGTATATATCATAGGGTTCAACTCCAATATCATACACAGTAACACCGTCTTTATGGTGCTCTCTGGTTATGTCTTGTATTTGAACGAACTCTGTCACTGGACCAGCAAACTGCTTTAAGACTAACACTTTATCTGTTTCTTTTGCAAATTGAGCTTTAGTAAACTCGTATTCCCCGTTACGCTCTACTAATATAATGTGATCAAACGTATAGGATTCGCCGTTAATTACAACTAAATCAGTTACCTCAGACTTAGTGATTCTGGTTACCGCTGTTGTTGTAAGTTCTTTTATAGTAAAAGTTCCGCTTAACCAATAATAAACATTTACCTTTTCTTCGCTTGGATCAATTTCTTCTACGTTAAGTGACAACAAGTTGTCGCCAATAGACAAATTAGATGCCTCTACAAGACCTTTAGTAGTGTGTATTTTGGTGTTGCCAAGTACGCAGGTCATTCCGTATCCGCCACCTCCGTAAGGATTGTAAAAGAAAGAAGGAGCTTCATATGGTGGGGGTGGTGACACATAGGCGTACCCAATTAAGCCAGTTCCATATGGAATGTAATAACCGGGATAGAAAGAAGGAGGAGGTGTCGGTGTAACGGTTGGTGTAACAGAGGGTTCAACAGTTGGTGTAACAGATGGTGTAACAGTTGGTGTAACGGCAAACCCTGGGTTAAAGAAATAAGGACCAAACGATGGAGCTGATGGTGAGTACGTAATTGTGTTTAACGTAATTGTGTCACCCATACTTGCTAGTTCGTCTATCCCGGGAACTTGAGATTGGACAAAGCCACCACTATATCCGTTATAGGTTGTATCAGATGAGTTAGTGTTTGATTTACTTACTGAAAAGCCTAAGGCGGTTAAAGTAGTTTGAGCTGTGTCATAAGCTGTGCCAGTTACGTTTGGGACTCTTTTAGCCGCAATACGCCAAGAGCCATTTTCTTTTATATATACAATATCTGCTTTTGACCATGACCCAGCCACTTTAGTGTAACCTTTAGTTACATTACGCCAAATATCAGATAACTTATATTTTACAGACACTAAAACTCCTAGAAGTTATACGTACTTAAACCAGATGTCTCCATCAATGCCATTTGTTGAAAGTGGGTCTAACGTAGAAAAAGTGATGTTTTGACGACCTTCGTTGTTCACTCCACTTATAACAGGACCGGTAACGTTTATCACTACGCTACCTCAACTCCAGAAACAATGATGTTTAATGCGCTAGCGGTTCCCGCTTTAGCAACAAGAAAGTCTCCTATTTCTAAGACTTGACTGCATTTAAATGTAAGGGTTGAGTACCCAGACAGAGTAAGGGAACAAAGAATCTCATTACTTTGTGACGCAGTTCCTGCTGCAGGAACTAGGTTTACAGTAACAGTAGCTGCTGTAGCTGTTGTATTAGCTATTAGTATTTCTTTAATTACAGCTTTAACACCAGTTGCGGTGTAAATGGTTGAGTTTGAAGTGCCAAGCTGGGTTATTGAACCCAATCGTTTAGGGGTATAGACTGCCATATATTTCCTTTCTAACTGACCTTATAGTACAGCATAACGGCTATCTATAGCCGTGCCAACCACGCCCAGGGTTCATATAAGATTTAACACTTGGACGTTCTTCTTTATTTATAAATATACGACGTATGCCAAATCTAGAGTCTTTTATATTGAGTAGTTTGTGTTGGGCAAGGCCTTTAAACTCTTTAAGCCTACTCAAACGCTCCACCTGTTCCATTGAATGGTTTCAGTCTTAACCCCAACAACAGCCCCTTTTGCCCTAGTAACGGCATCACGAAACTGTCTAGGGTTCATTTTCTTTTCTTGAGCACGCATTTGTGCTAAAGATTGAGTAGCGTAATCCTCTTTAAGACTTAGGTTTCTTTTGAGTTGACGCTTGTTGCCAGGTCTTTTTGCCACTACCTTCAGCCTTCTGTTTAGGTTCTTTAGGTTCTGAGTACTTTACAGCCCCTAAAGTTGTTTTAATCTCGCTAATACCTTGACCCTTTAAAGATCCAGCAGAGTTTACCATTGCCTCATGGGACTTTATATTAGAACGAAGTTTAGTGCGTTCAGCATGAGCCGTTTCTTTCTTCTTTAGATTTGAAGAGTGCTCAGCTCCTTTTTGTCTTCTATTTTCCTTGAGCTCTTCCATTTTGTTAGAGACCCAAGCTGAGTGAAGCTCACTTTGTTGATGGTGCTCGTGCTCAGCTCTCATAAGATTTAACTTGTTTTGGTAGTCTTGCTCTGACATTCCTGAACTTCCTAGTGTCTTTTTTGCTAAAGCACCAAGAGCTACGGCTGCTATCTTTTTACGCATGCCACCGCTCCCTCCAGTATGATGGGATTTACTAATATGTTCAAAAGTAGGCATGCTAAAAGTTTATACCACTTTAGCTACTTTGTACCTTTAATGGTTTATTCAAACCAGTTTACTATGGTCCAGCGGATTCCTGAGGTTACTGGGTGAACCGTGTGATTATACACATAATTAGCAGGAAATACAATAGCCTGGTTAGCTACTGGTTTGATTTTTAGGCCAAATCTAGGAAACTCAATCTCTCCGCCCTCATAATCATCATTTAGGTAGTAAGAGATAGAACAAGTTCTTGGGTAAAGTTTGCTGTCGTCAACGTGGTCCATAAAGTAGTGCCCGGCACCGTACCTTAGTATTTGCCAGTTCTCTCCATTTATATGAGATAGGCATTTATTCTCAACACCATAATCTTTAACAACCGGTAAGATTAATTCGTTCAAACTTAAATGGGTAGTGAGTTGACCGGGTGTTCCGTTAACAATTGTACTTCTATCGTATGCTGGGATGCCAATTGTATCAACTACTCTAACATTAGTGTCAACCCTGCTTTGTATCTCAGCGCCATCTCCCTGGTTTCTAACTTCTCCAGATTTCCAATGCAGTTGACCAGCTACTACTAAATCTTCTATTTTAGATATAAACCCTTTAGGGTCTGGCATAACGTCATAATAAGAAGTTATGCCGGGAGATAAGATCGTTTTCTTAAAAGTCATGAGTTCTCCGTTCTTTTTAATTTACTTAAATTAGATTTAGAATGTTTTACCATAAGACGCCTAGTGGCTCTGTTAAAAGACTCAAACTTAGGCATAGTAGATAACGGAGTTATATCTTTAAAGTATTTACTTATAAACTCAACTTCTTCATCTTTTACAATTAAAGATAGGCCTACTTCTACTGGAGCTTCAGGGATAGGTGTGTTCTCAAGCTCAGCTTTAGTTATGTGCACTCGTGGGTCTTGCATGGGAGAACAATATCACAAAGAAAAGATTAAAACCCTAAAGCTTCAAACTCGTCTATTGAGTCGTCTATAGTTTTATCGTGCTCTTTATTACACTGACCGCATGCTTTACACATGTTACTTACCGCAAGTTGGGCAGACTTCCGATGTTTTGGCTTTTGCGGGAGCAGCACCTGCTCCATTAAACTTTGGACGGCCAAACCCTACAATTGATATTTGTACTTTCTTTGGGTTCTTCTTGTAAGCACGAAGCTTTTTGCAGACCTCGCCACCATTTCTTTGGCTACCTTTTGCATCTCCAGATGTATTACCTTCAATGCACCAAACAGTTCCGTCTTCATTGTCTTTAATAACAATACCAACATGGCTAATACGGTCTACGCCATCTGCTGGAAAGTCAAAGTAAGCAATATCTCCTGGCTCCGGATCGGCAAGGTCTCCATCAATCCAAGCATTCTTCTTTTTAAATGCAGCAGCACCACCTGGAGTATAAACAGTATTTGGTACCTTTACTCCTGCTTCATTTGCACACCACATTACAAAAGATCCGCACCAAGGCTGGAAGTTAGCCTTGGTATAAGCACCATATTTAGTTTCGTTATCTTTAGGACCTTCTATGGTTCCAACTTCAGCGGTAGCAACTTCAACAAGTTTCGCTGCTGTGCCTTGATCAGCCATAACTATTCCTTATCCCAATCAGTGTCTACTGGCTGTTCAGCTGGCATCTCGCCATCTGGCTTTGCTAGTCGACGGGCTTTAGCCTCATCAATCTCTGCTTCTAACTTCTTATCGGCTTGAGTGTTTTTAGCATCCATTTCTTTGTTTGCTAGTTGTGCAGCCATAACATCTTTAGCGCCTGATTGGCCAATGAGTAAACCAGCAAGCGTTCCTGTAATAAATGTAGCTACGCTACCCAATACGTTAAAGAACATCTTATCGTTCTCTGATTGGGCACCAATAGGTTGAGTTACAAACAAAAGACCATAGAGAATTCCTATGGCAGTGAAAAATAGAATTGATCCTAAAGTGATGCCAAGGATAAACTTTAATCTAGCATCTAGTTCTTGCGGGGAAAGGCGTTCTCTACTCATTTGGTGTTCCTTCTTTTATCTCAGGCACTAAGTCTACAGGACAAGTGCCGCTAGCGGTGCAGACAGGTGGTTTACACTCTGCTGTTTCCCAATTAGCTGGGTCTTGGCATGGGTAGCGGTAATGACCATCATAACCACATCCTGTTAATAGGAGGGCTGATAGTGATAGAAGTAGTAGTCGAGATTTCATTGTGTTAGTGGAGTGTGCAGGTTCCGTTACAGCAGTCACATGCTGCATCTGATGTTCTGTGGTCGCAGCAGTCTGCTAGAGTTGATGTTACTTCAGTCATTTAATACCTCCGGGTATTTAGTTTATTCGTCTTTTGGATTTCGCAAAGGGTAAGTAACTACCCAAGCAAGAAATGTTCCAACAGTGGCCCAACCTACTACGGACTTAGCGCTTCCATCAAGCACAATCCAAGCAATAAACATGCCTAGCAGGGTCCATAGCTGGTCTGCCATGTCTCTAAATAGGTTCTTCAAGGTTTCCTTCTCCTCACACCTTTACTATCTCCTGAAGGGGCTCCCCCTCCAGAACTTCCTCCTCCTGTAGGTGCGCTACCTCCAGTAGCAATACCTACAGCGTTTAGAGCAGCACCACTTGCAATAATTGCTGCTACTACCATCTTTTCAGCTTCTTCACGTTCTTGTGGGCTCATATCAGCACCTATACTTCCAAGTGCTTGTAAGGCTTCGCCCGGATCGCTAAATATTGCACCGACTAGTTCCGCAGGGTTTTCCAATAGCAAAAGAGCTGCAGCAACGTCTGCTGTAATTATAACTTGATTACCGTTTTCATCCTGCCTAACCTCAACAGGCGTACTTGGTGGAAGATCTGAGTATTCAAGTCCCGCTTCAGCAATTGCTTCAGCAGTAACGGCTTCACCATCTGCCGCTTCAATAAGCGCATCAGCAATTACTTCTTTTTCTTCACTAGTAAGTTCACCATCCGCTAACGCTTCTTCAACGGCTTCATCAACAGCCTCTTCTGGTGTGGTAGGCTCTGAGGATGGTTCTTCTGACTGACTTTCTTGCTCTTGGTTGTCTGACTCTTGCTGCTCTTCTTCTCCTGAGGTTTGTTCCTCTTCAGAAGTCTGATCCTCTGTTGCTTCGTCTGTTTGTTCGGAGTCTTCCTGTTGTGGTTGGTCTTCTGTGGGTTCTGATGGCTCTTCTGTATCAGTTTCAGTAGGAGTTTCTGGCTCAGTAGGTGCATCTGGCGTTACAGGATCAAACGTAATGTTTGAATAAGAAGGTGCTGGAGCTGGTATAGCTCTTGCTTCTTCTATAACTGTTTTTGCAGATTCAACAGCAGCAACGGCTAACTCAACTTTGCTATCCATTACAACAATAGCAGCATCTAAAGCGCTTTCAGCATTTGTTAAGTTTGTTTGAGCTGTAACTAAAGTGTTTTGTGCAACTGTTACTATCCCTTGTTGGGTATTAATTGCTTGTTGTTTATTAGATGATGTATAAACTGTTTGTTGTTCCAGAACGCCGTCCTGTCTAACACCTGTTCTTGGGCCACCATATACGTTTAGATTTCCATCAATGGTTCCAGTACCAGTCCATTCACCTGTACTTGGGTTTACTGTCATATCCCATGAGATATAAGTAAGGGGACCATTGTTGTCTCCAAACCTATGAAGAGTCCAGTCAATACCTAAAGTGGTTTCGGTTGTAGTAACAACAACGGAAGCACCAGTTCCTGCGCTCATGTAGTCAGATTGAAATATGTAAATTCCATCTTGAGTTTGATTAGGCCAATCCCACCAAGTCCAATCAGGACCGCCAAATGAGATAGTTGCTTTAGAGCTTACGTATATTTGACTTGCAGAGCCTTGGCCTTCAAAAACAGTATCTCCCATTTTAATGTCAAATGGGGTTTCAATCTTGGTTGCAGCATCCCACATTGCGGGAAGAGTAGTTGTTGTTACTGTTGGAGTTTCTGGTGCAACTGGGGCAACATACCCATCAGTTGTATAGTTCATGCTTCCTAATGGAGCGTTTTGAATATCAGTTAATTCTTGTTGTTCTGCGGTTAGTGTTGTCTGAGCAACAACAACAATTGCTTCTTTATCTTCAACTACTGCAATAGCGTCGTTTACATCTTCAATAGCAACTTCAGCCTCTGTAATAGCAACACTAGCTGTGCTAATTGCCTCTTGCACTTTTGGTTCGGAAGAGACAGCTTCAGAAGAAGGGATTACAACAGTAGTTAATTCGGTAGATGTAGCGGTTAGGGTTTCCTGTGCAGCAGTTACAGCTTGCTCTGGAGTGACGGGTTGTACCTGTACTTGTTCTGAGCTAGAAGGTACCTCGTCTGCATAAGAATAAGACATGCCAAAGACTAGGAATAGAGTAACTATTCCTCCACATAATAAGAGTCGTCCAGTATTTATTAAGCCAGATAATGCTGCGAGTAACCGCAGTGCTGTCAATTTCTCTCCTTAGTTGACAGCTTTTATTTTATACCAAAAGCCTTTCTCATTGCCCCTATACACTTCTCCAGTTTCTTCATCTATTAACATGTACTTAGATGGACACTTAGTATGTATTTTTAAATCAACTGCTTTGTCTGTTGTAGAAAACACAGCACCAGAAGAGGATATTCTTATTCCTGAGTTATCTAATTCAGGAAACATTTAGAAAGCCGTCTGGGTCATATATAGATAAAGCTTTGTTTTTTAATGCTTTTTGTTCTTTTGCATGGTGTCCGCAAAACATTAATTGACCATTTATAAAAGTAGCAATTACTTTTGCAGCAGCACTGCACCTGTCACAGCGATCATTACTTGTAAGACTTAGGTCTTCACAAGCTGTCGCGTTCACTTATTTACCTTCTTTGTTGTTTTCTTTAGCCCACTCTGCTTCATAGTAGCGGGACATCTCATCAATTGTCTCTGGAGTAGCGTACCAGTGCTCAGGCCAGTCTAACTCAACAGGCTTTTTATTAAACTGCCTGCTTTTGTTATTAGATCTATCTTTTGGGGCACTCATAATTAACGCTTCTTTTTTGTGGCTTTCTTCTTAGCTGTCTTTTTAGCAACCTTCTTAACTGCTTTCTTCTTTGTTACCTTCATTGCTTTTGATGTCCCTTCATAGATCCAACCATCGTTATCTCTATCAACTGGTAGTTTCTTAATACGTTTAGTTTCTACAATTACATTTATGGTAATTATAGATGCCATTAGTACAAGAACAAATAACACAATTAGAATACCACTATTCACGTTACTTTCCTCCTAAATACTTCTTACGTCTTTCAGAAAAAGCTGCTTGGTTCTTAGCTGCTTCTTGTACCTCTGGACGAGCACTCGCTAAAGACTCTGGTGACTTTCGGGCAAGGTGCACTTCCCACATGAATTCTTCATCACGTTTAGACTGTGCGTCTTGCTGGCGATTAATCATTATTTGTTTTTCATGTCCTTAAGCCAATGTTTTGCGTTTGCACCCATACGCATGCCTTTAGCACTAACGGGTAAATCACCTAAGCTTTCGACTTCACTTACTTTTAAATCAGGGTTTAAACCAACAATATAACCACCGCTATCCGCTTCTGACATTGTGTGTGCAGCCTCTTGTTTCTTAGCGCGGTCAAATAGTGGGAACTGGTCATCATTCTTACGATATATAGCCATTATTTCTCATTCTCCTTTTTACCAGCACGGCGTTTGTTTTCCTTAGCCGTGTTCTTTCCGTGTTTCAATGCTCTTAGGTTACCTTTAGAGTCATTGTTGTGGTTGTTGTCCTTATGGTCAACATCCGTTCCTCGTGGTAGTTTTCCATTCTTTGATTCGTAATCGGCCCTAGCTTTATTCTTAGATGTAGTAACCCATTTACCGCCTACTTTTTTCTTGTAGACGTAGATTGGACGACCTCCATTCGCTTTGGAACCTTTATAAGGGCCAAACTTCTTGGTCTCTGCCATTACTATCCTAACCTCATGTACTTACAACCAACTCTTAAATCATCTTCATCAAGCCATGTGTCAACAAAACCTGCTTCAGATGCACCTTCCATTACTTTTTCTTTTTCTTCTTTGCCGCGTTCATATTATCAATTAGATTTGGATATGGACGCCCTGCTGCTTTAGCTCTTGCTTTAGCTGCCGACTTCTTCTTTGGAGATAACTTCTTATCTTTACCTGTTGGATCTTTCTTTTCCCATACTGGTTTATCTTTTGCCATTATTCAACCTTTCTAAAGTCGTGCACAGCATCTACTGTAAATCCGTGTGGGCTTTCAAAATGCATTTCTCCCTTTTTAGTACCGTCTTGTTGTATAACATTATCAGGTTTAATAGCAGAAACTCTATATATCTTTACAGGAGCTTTTGGGTTTACTCCAATAGGAAGTTTGGTTTTACCGTACATTGCGGCTTGTTCTGGGTCGTTAGTAGCCCAAGCAGGTCCAGTAACTAGCCTATCTCCTAAAGAAGCTCTGGTACCGTGATAAAGTTCAAACTGATTTTCACTTGGATCCATTAGCAATCCCATTTTCTAAGTGCAAGCGCTTTACGTGTTGGTTTTCCATTCTTTTCCATTGCGCCTGGCATACCGCCCATACGTGCACAAAATGATTTACGACGAGATGCTGCCTTAGGAGACTTCTTTGCTTGCTTTGCAGAGACAGGTGGTTTTAAGTTGTGACCTTGCGCTTTCGCACTAGCACGACCCTTAGCGTTTAGTCCGCCCTCAGGGTTCTTACCTTCTTTGCGTTGCCACGCTGGTGACTTAGCCATTAGTGTGGGTTCTCCTTATGCCAATCTCGAACGGCTTTAACACCTTGTTTAACGGTCTTAGAGCCACCCTTTTTCGTTAAGTTAATTTTATCGTATTTACCAGCTTTTGCCTTTGCTTCGTGGTCAACAATAATGTCGCCCTTTTTGTTCTTCTTTACGGTGTGCTTTACACCTTTAACTTTAATAGTTTTAGCCATTATTTAGAAGCTTTCTTAGCAGATGGAGGCCAGGTATCAAGAACTTCTCTTATATTTCCATCTTTACCTAAACGAACTATTTTCTTATCTTTAATCTGAATAGGGTTAAATCCATCGTGCCGTATGCGCTTAGACATTTATTACACCATCCTCACTAGAAGCTTCTTTAACAAAACCTTTTTCTCTATCAAATAGTACATAGTCCATATCAACTACATTAAAGGTCTTATAGAACATTTCTATTACTGCCTCTAAGTCTAGCTTGCCACAGGTATACAGATCAAACTGAATTAACCCAGGGTCTTCTTCATCCCAGATATGAAATGCAATATGACTGGTTTCTATCATTACGATAGCTGTTAATCCACGATTACCTGGTTTGTCTACATAGGAAGCAAATGGGCCTTTAATAATCTTCATATCAATTGCTTCTACAAGACGTGTTAGGAAATCAATTCCTTCTTCTTCAGAGCTAAAAGTGTTTTTTATTCTAGCGTTAACTAGTAGGTGCTTATGATAAAGACTCATCGTTCTGGAGTCCTAACTGCTCGATTAATTGCATCTGAGGATTGCTCTGCAACGTTGTACCTTTGAACGCTCATTCTAGGACCACTGTATAGTCCAAGGTTAACCATTCTAAATTGACGAGCAATTGATTTGCTCATCCTGCCATCTGCTTTAAAAGCTTTTCTTTTACTTGCCATCTAGGGTAGGAAACTTTCCGCTATTTCCTAAAGCGATAGCTTCATCAGCATGTTGACGAAATTCAGGCGTCTCTATTTCAGTGCTTTTAAATTGACGGCCTGCAATGCCTTTTTGCACAGGACCAAAAGGTGATTTTTTAGCCATCTTCTTTACTTTTGCTTCTGTGAAGCCTATAACTCTACCCATGAATATATTATCTACTCTAGCTCTGGTTTATCGAAGGCTGAACTGGAATAGTATTCTTTATATGCAACTGAGATAAGTGGAACTATTTGAGCAATTTTAGTAGGGTGGTAGTCGGTGAAGTGGTCTATCCAACCTCTTACATGTGCAATACGAGGCGCACAGCCATTATTGACATCTCTCTTGCATAGACGTGCAATATCGCCTATTTCATCTTGTTCGTCGATCTGACCAAACAACCATGTAGTAAAAATCATGGTAGAAGAGTAAAGCAAAGTTATAAGATATGTGGGCTATTTAACAATTATGTGTACAACCACACTCAGGACATTTTTCTCCTGGGTGCGCTACACAATCATCACACCAATCTGGAGGAGTCTGTAGATAACCTGGTAGCTTTTCAGTATCCTTCTGTAAGCAGTAGTCGGCATTTTTTGTGCACCTTGGGAATAATGGAGATTGATCGCATATACAGGGCATACTAAAACCTTTCTATTGTTAAAGATTGGAGCGCAAACTAAATACTCCACCAACCTCCATAAGTAGTATTAGGATTATCTAGCTTCCACTGCCTATTAAGCTGGTTCTGATACTCCCAATCCATATCGTGAGTAGGTCTTCCACAGCTATCGCATTGACCAACTGCTGAATTCTTATAGATATGATCGCAGTTCATAACCAATGGGACCTCATAAACTTAAGGGGAATTCTAAATAAACTCCTACCGCGCCATGCTATCTCTAGGTTTAAATAACTCTTCTTCCCAGCGCCCATCCAGGTATAGTACCTAAATACGCCAGTACGCTTATTGTGCTTTTCGATTATCGCTTCGATGTCCATCCCACAATTCTAGGCTACTGCCTCACTTTTTCACCCTCAATGATGTTTGTCGCCTGGCCGCGTTCTCACACCCCCGCCCGCTTAACCCCTACCCCCTCTCTCAGGTATGTGCCGTCCTTGATATGAGGAGTGCTTGCGCCTATACTCTTACCATTCACCTAATCGGGTGGATATATATAGGGGGTTATATGTTTAACGCACCAAATCAAGTAATTGAGGCTAAATCTATCTTGATTAGCAAGGTCTATCTAGACCACCAGCAAATTGCAATGTCTCTGCTTAATAACATGTTAGATGTTGCCTACTCATGTGGACAGGTAGACGGCATGAACACCGCTAAAGATTTGGTAAATGATTTGGAAATGGGGGTGGCGTTATGAGCGCCACTCTTACCATTCCACAGGTGGGCGATGTTATTACCACACAGCGCAACGGCTTAACTGGAATAGTTAAAGAAGTCGTGGCTAATAGGACTGGCACTTACCGCATTAGATACCAGCACCCTACTCAGGGCATGCTATGGACTACTTACGACCCACGCAAGGAGGTGGGCGCATGATGACTAAGAAGGACTTTGAGGCGATTGCTTCTATCCTTAAGGCACCGCTTGAGTCTATCCGCAAGGCTAAACTCCATAACGACCTAGAGGATAAAGACCGCTCTTATCGTGATTGGTTAGATGGGCGAGGCATGATGGTATATGAATTAGTGGCTGAGCTTAGTTATTACTTTGAGCAGGTAAACCCTGCTTTCGATAGAGTACGGTTTTATAAAGAGTGTGGCATTGAGCCAAACTTTAAGGTAAACTCAGACAAACTACAGGGGGTAAATTAAATGATGTTTTACAATGGCTTCAACCTAATGATTGACCTAATTATCGTAGGTCTAGCAGGACTAGCATGTAGGCACTATTGGTTAAGAGGTTATGGCGCAGGTCAATACGACCTCCAAGAGCATTGGGACGCCAAAGCCGATT